TGGCTGCGCAATGAGCCCGGTGGAAAACTTGCCAACCTGCGCGATGCCGACCTGAGCGGTGCCGAACTGTGCGATGCCAACCTGCGCGGTGCCGACCTAAGCGGTGCCAACCTGCGCGATGCCGACCTGAGCGGTGCCAGCCTGCGCGGTGCCGACCTGCGCGGTGCCAACCTAAGCGGTGCCAACCTGCGCGATGCCGAACTGTGGGCTTGTGCAGGCAACAGAAAACAAATTCGCTCGTTATTTATTAGTGACGTTTACTCAATCACATACACGTCTGAGCATCTTCAAATCGGATGCAAACGTTATTCAATTAAAGATTGGTGGGAATTTGATGATAAAAAAATATTAGAAATGGATGGTAAAAGGGCGCTTAAGTTTTGGCGAGAAAACAAGGAATTTATAAAAATGGCTATCGAGAAATTTCCAGCCACACAAACGCCGCACAACACTAACGATAATAATTGAGCGACTAACGCGCAAAGGGGATTGGTATGAGCAACACAAAATGGTACTCAGTGAAAGTTAAGACGACCGTTGATTATTTTGTTGAGGTCGAGGATGACGGTGAGTGCTACGGCGATTCATACAATGAAGCCATAGAATTTGCTTCTGATGAGTGCAGAGAGTTTGATTCTATCGAGGCAAGCGTTATCAGCGGCAAAGAGCTGGAAATTGCTTTGCGGGCCGCTGATGCCGATAAGGTTTCGTACATCTAATCACATAGCCCCATTATGGGTACAGCAAGGGTTAAATAGTTCAATTAATCCTTGCTTTATAAAGGGGTAGAGTGCATTATTAGCACTACACAGCACTCATGAGTATCGTTAGATCAATAGAGGATATGATTATGAACGAAAATCTACAATCAGCACTTGCTGAACTAATCGAAAAAACAGTAAGCGGAATTGATGCAAGCGCCGCTTTCTTAGATGCAGAGTTGCCTGACTTTGTGTTTCAATGCGCTACTGTTTGTGTCTGCGTTCATGCTTGTTGCTCTAGGCATGTACTTTACTAAGATACTCATCCGATATGTGGATGATGAGGACAAGGGCGAGCAAGGCGAACTGATGGTGCTTTTTTTGTTAGTCTGGATTTGCATCGCTGTAGTTTTTATGTATTTAATAAACCTCGAATGGCTGCAAATCTGGATCGCGCCTAAAGTGTGGCTTGTTGAGTATGCCGCTAAGATGGTGGGGTGATCGCTATATAGTAAATAAGGAGGTAATGCTGCTTGAAGGTCGATAAATACGCACATATTCAACCAATGAATTAGGGGAGCAACGCTCCCCGTTATCCCTAAAACTGAGCGACTGTTGTGCCTTCGTCGTTCATAACGTAGATCTTTGTGTCGTCGGCCACAGAAATAAACTTCTCATCCCCGTTCTCATCCGCTATAAAACAGATGCGATTTGTACCATTCTCTTTAGCGTTGTCTAAAGCCTCCTGCAATCTCGCATTGTCGCCGTACACTTTGATATCATCCGATTTTGCCACATCAATAGATGCGCCATGATACACTGCTCCGGTTCCATCGCCAGCTACTACACTAACTAAAAACATACTCTGTTACCTTTACTTTGTTGTTGAAGCAAGCATTGTAGCACTTTACCCGTAGCTTACTTTGAAGGTGCCCGGAGCATTAGCTAATGCTAAACACTGATCAATAGCATCCATCATTGGGTCTAAGCAGTCGTCATGCTTGCCATTAGGGAATTGACCAGCCTCTCTAACCAAATCACTAACACACTCATGTTCTTCTGGCAGCCACACTCGCCCCGCTGCGATGAAATCGACCACATCATACGCACGCGTCACCTTGTCAATGACGCGCTGCACAGGGCGTATAGGAAGGTTTGATCCGCGCTTTAGCTCTTGTATTAAAGAGCTTCCGCTAGACTTATCCTCTATATAAACAGTCCTAACTCTCATTCTCGCTTGCTGCTTAGCGTAAAACGAAAGCATTTGCTGCCTTAAATCTGGCGCTTCCCATTTTCCGCGAATCATATCAAGCATATACAGGTTTTGACCATCACTTGAAAGCCCCCAGCACTGGATAACCGTGTAATCGTTTTGCTCTTTGGTCTTCTGAGCTGTATCAGCGGTGATTATCTGGTATTTAAGCTCAGGCAGTGCATTGTATCTATAATATTTCCACCATGCATCTTTAAACAAGCCGCCCCCCTTAGGTGCAGGCAACTGCATGTATTGACCAGCGAACACGTAAGGACTTGCCGCCTCCATGCGGCGCAGCTCTTCTATTGGGTGCTTAAACGGCCACAAAGCGCCCCCGTGCTCGTCTATAGCTGGAAGCATTAAGTGATGCCATTCCTCGCCATTGCCGCCACCTAGCAAAAACCCGCTCAAATCGTCCTCATGAAGTCGCTGCATAATTACAATGATTGGCGTTTCTTTCTTATTAAGACGCGACTCCATTGTCTCGACAAACCATTCATTAACATTGGTCCGCATGGTGTCAGAATTAGCGTCGCCAGCCTTTAGCGGGTCGTCAATAATAACGGCCCCGGCAAACTTAGCGCGCATCTTCCCTGCACCAAAACCTGTAATCGTACCGCCCGCACCTGTAGCGTACACAGTGCCGCCTTGCTCAGTCTTCCAGTAGTCTTTAGCCTTAGTATCGCCAGTCAATCCTGTGTAAGGAAATAATTCTTTAAATTCTGGAGAGGCAACAATGTTACGCGCCTTGTATGAATTGTTTGCAGCCAGTCGAGCAGAATATGAAGCATGGATAAACTCACAATCAGGGAATAGACCGATACACCACGCCATAAAGTTAACTACTGCTAGCTCAGTTTTAGAATACCGTGGAGGGATGTTGATTATTAGTCTGGTGATATCCCCCAGAACAACCTTCTCAAGCGTTTCACAGATTTCCCTGTGGTGCCAGTTAACCTGAAAATCAGACCCTGTCTGGCGCTTAAACATATACTTGGCGAACTCTTCAAAATTGCCAATGATGTTTGCTTTTTCTTGTGGTGTTAATTTTTGATCAGACATAAAAAAGCCCCTTTAAGTAGGGGCTTAGTATACATTAGGAATCGTGCTTGGCTCTTAGCGCTTCTACAACCGGGTCGCCGTATTGCACGGTGTGATTATGCTCAGCCTTAACAGTTTGATCGACCTCAGCCTTGTCAGAGTGGCCATGCTTAGCAAGGATCAGCTTGCTAATGGTCGGATTAAAGCTGCCGTTAATGCCGCCTTCAGCTAGCGCAAAGTGCTGCATATCCATGATTTCCTTGACAATATCAGAAAATTCTTCCTTATTAGGGTCTCTAGCCCATGCGTAAACGGTTTCTGATGTGATTTTAAGCTCTTTGCACAGCCCAACTACTGATGGAAATGAATGTTCATATTCCTTGAAGTTGTAGGGATAATTCCTAGCAAACTCCAGCAGTTCAGGCGTATATTTTGTTGGTCTGCCTGCTGGCATAATATAACCCTTTGTTTAGTTGTATATATAACAAAAACCCCATGCGGGTGATGGGGTTAGTATAGCATAGTGGCCTACAGCGGCTCCCAGAGGCAGCCCGGCAACCAGTGATCGTTTTCATTAGCCTCAAATGCGCAGCCGGATGTAAACACAAGATCGACAACTTTACCCTCAATGCTCTTAAGGAATTGCTTTGTTGCGAAATAATCCTGCATCCCGTGTGTCGCCTTTGCTGCTAGGAGTTCATTCGGATAATCTGAATGCCGGTCATTTCTATAGTCGAACTCTTTACACATCTGATATTTAGTTATCAGATTGTTTTTCATGCGTGCCTTCATTGCCGCCTCTCCCAAGCCGTAAAGCGGCTGTTAGTTGTTGTTTGGTTGCGTCGAACTGTTGCCGACTTGATGGTTGTATCATGCCCCGCTGATGCAGGGCTGCCAACTGTTTATTTAAAAGTCATCTCCCGTAGCTAGCCGCCAGTTAGCACCTTCAGTTTTACTTACCATTATTGAGAATGTTGCATTATTGTAATGAGTTTTGATTTCAAAACCGAAATTCTTTTCTGCAACATCAAGAACCTTGTATGCGCGCTCACCAAAAATAGCAGACGCAAAAATAAACCCGTGATCTTTTATGTTTTGTGCGGTAATAGTCATAATCGTTTCTCCTAAGTAATTAAGGCTATTATGCCTAACGGATTAGGCTGTGTCAACCTCATTACCTAAGCGATCGCAATTAAATTTTTAGCATCTATTAGCGCTTGATCCGTATGTTTGCGGCACCAGCATCCGTAATTGCGCGACCACTTAAAACCCTTTGCTTTGATGCCGCTGATTACTTCTCTACTTGGTTTTTCGTCATGCTTGATGATAACTCGGTCATTCTGGATATCTACAGATCCACCGGCAAACTCGATAGGCTCGAACGTGCCAGCTGCCGATTCACGACGTTCCGCAATGATCACGTTCTGTTTTAGTCGCTTGATTTTAGCGTTGTTGTTGGTTATCTCAAAAGATGCATAGCCGAGATTGCCGAAGCAGTTAGGGACCAGCAGCGATAGCGCCTCTTGTTCTGTTAGCTCTAATTGTTGCAGTTCAGTTAACTTATCTATGGCTTTATTACTGCGAATAATCTTATTAGCTGCCTTCATTGTGGCTTGGCGCTTTTCTGCGACCTCTAACTGTGCTAATGAGCTATTTTTCCACTCACTAGGTGATTTCATAGGCTGCCTGTTAATCGCCTTAAATACGCGGCCACGCCACCGCATAAGCTCGTCGCATTTATTGCTAGCTGATTCAAGGCGTTTGCGATTACGTTCTACTGGGAAGTTTGCTGGGCCTGTGATCATCCAGTTGGCGCAACGCCCTTCAGCATTGATCCAATCAAGGAATAGAGATGTGAATTTTCTAGCGTAGTCTGCGTTTACGGGTTGTTTTAGATCATCTTCAAGCATGTCGCTAAAATCTTTGATGATTGATTTTGCGCGACGATCTGGGTAGTGTGTTTGATTGCTGAATGCGGCATAAACTTTATTGTAGTGTTCTTGTAGCATAATATGATCCTCATTTATTGAAGCTATTATGCCGCCGCCACGCGCTGACGTCAATATCTTATGTCTATAAAAGTCAGTTTTTTCGCATTACGCTTAATTATGTCGATAATGCGCTATTTTGCGGACGTTAAAGTCATAACTTTGAACAAAAAAATCCCGCCTATTACAGCGGGATAAAGGAGGAGTTATGAACGTGTCGCTTCACAGCGAGATTGCGCTTAACCCTGCGCGGGAGATAGCACCTCGTGCCGATTAGGGCTGGTTGCTAAAGATTCGTTTGCCGGTCTTTCCCGGCTGTCACTCCTTGGCTATCATGACTGGTCGGAGTTCGCCAGATTCCATCTTAGGGTTGTTGCCATAACGCATCAGATTCTCACTGCGTACTTGCGTGTATCGGGCCAGCGCTGGTTAACCGATCCCTACAATACCATAGCGAACGTGACTTTAAGGTATTGACGCCCATGCTTCGCCAGATTATCGCTGACTGCTGAATTACAGCTTAGTTATGGTTGCCGGTTACGCTTCCGGCGTGCCGCAATTCATAGCACCGGTTTAAACACTTCGCCTAATTGTATAGGGGTGTGTTTTGTTATGTGTAGTATAACACTAATTAAAATTTCTGTAAGCACACTCGTAGACTGACAGTGCTGCATACGCGATAAAGATTAAGCAGAAGATCGGATCTAGCCAATGCTCAAATCGTTCTCCAAAAACAAGTCTTTCTATCGTCGCTTCAAAAGCATAGAAACCAATATAAAAAAGCATTACAACCAGTGTTGATATGAAAGGGTTGTATCCAGATGCTTTAGCTAGAATAGCCGCTGATTTTAGAATGTATTCCATATCACTCGCCTCCCGGCATCTTGAGCATCCCTGCGTCATATAATTCTTTAACAATATGATTAGCATCCACTACGCTTTCGGCTATGCTTCTTGCCTTAGATAGGATTCTTTCCTCACTTGACAGCGCTTCTTTAAACTCAGTAGTGTTAGCGTTAAGACATATTTCTTTACCTTTACTGTTACGCATTAAAATATATACTTCTCCTACATGTTCGATGGCGCATGCTTTAAAAGCATTATTTGACTTCTTACGATAATAGCAATTATCGCCTTTTTTGGGAGTATACTTTTCCGATGTTTCGGGCTTTTTAATGCTCAGACCTGAGTTGGTGGCGTTTATGATTTGCTCGTAGGTTAGTCGGTTTTGAAATGGATCATTTTCTGGACATATTTGTAATATTTCACCGCAAATAGAATTCCACTGTAAAACTCCGTAAATAGAGAATGTTTTGTAGCTTCTTTGACTGTATGGGGCGTGGATTGCAGCACCCGCATTAACAAACGCGTCATACACGTTGTCATATTCTAATTCTGTTAATTTACCTATGAAGAAGTCGCCCGGCCTTAGTGTGATTTGTTTCATTTTTATATCCTCGTTAAATTGTTGATGCTCTATTTTCTTTCTTCAATCAATTCAATAACCTTTTCCGCTAATTCGACAAGATTTCTTGCCTTACCTTCCCCGATTTCACCTGACGATGGGTTTAGCGTTGCGACTTCTTTTGCTAAATGCTTAGCTAGCGAGGCTAGCTTGGCTACACCATAGAAAGCTTTTATTGTTTCAACCATATCAAAGGCAAGCACATAATTGTCATTATGAGCGTTTCGATATTGGCTAACTGCTTGTGATAATTCTGCTGGGAACTTTGCTTCTGTTTGCATTGGTGATTCCTTTTTAATCTATGTCTCTATTTGATAAACCTATTATATACACCATGAATATAGAGTAAATACCCAAATGTTAAAAAAGCCCCTTTCGGGGCTTTATGTTTATATATCAACCTTCACATGCTTTACAGTCGCGTTTCAGGTTCATTTGTTGCGCCGCATTCATGCTATGCTGATAGTAAAGTGACTTCACACCCATGCGCCAAGCGTTAATATATAGCGCGTTAATATCCTTAGTCGGTGTGTCGGGGTGAATCATTACATTTAGCGATTGCCCCTGATCAATGTAAGCCTGCCTAGTTCCAGCTTGCATTACAATGCTGTTCTGGTCAATCTCGGCAAATGTTTTAAATACATCTTTTTGATCGTCGGTCAAGAAACTAAGGTGTTGAATTGATCCGTCGTTATCTCGAATACTTAGCCAAGTGTCGCGTGTGTTTTGGCCTAAATCTTCCAGTAACGCCTCAAGGAATGGGTTTTTAATCGTCGTTTTAATCTTCGCGACATCTTTTACGTAGCAGTTGGACCAAACCGGCTCTATACCTTGTGACACCTGGCCTAAGATAAACGCCGATGAAGTCGTAGGGGCGATAGCGTTTAGAGTGGTGTTGCGTCGCCCGTAGCCTTCAAGAACTTTAGGTTCGCCTAGTAAGCTAGCAAGGTCTGAGCTGGCTTTGTAAGACTTTTCCTTAATTAGCTTGAACACATCCACGTTAATTTTGGAGGCTTCGGTTGATTCCCATGCGATCATCTTGCTTTGCAATAGAGAATGCCAACCTAGAACCCCTAGGCCAATAGCACGATTTTCTTTTGCGAAACGGTATGCTTTTTCCATAAATTGGAATGTATATCGGTTCTCTTTTTCTTCTGAGTCGCGATAATCCTCTAGCTTTTCCAGGAATTCGCTAATAACGGCATCAAGGAAGTACACCAGCGTTTCTACAGCATCAGTATCTTTCCACTTATCATAATGAAGAAGATTAATTGAAGATAGGCAGCATACGAATGACCATTCGTCATTAGACGGTAGCATGATTTCTGAGCAAAGGTTGCTCGCTTTTATATAATGATTCTTGTCCCTATACACATCAACCGTATCGGTATTAGCGTTGCCAGTAAACAGAATATAAGGGTATCCCATCTCGCCACGGCGCTTTAGTACTTTGGCCCATAGTTTTCGCTTATCGCTATCGCCGTTAATCATGTCTTGCATGAATTTGTTGCTGACAGACACGCCGTGGTTTAATTCCTGAATAGGGTTTCCTTCTGTACCAATATCAAGGAATTCGTCCGCGTCCTTGTGAGTAATAGGCAGGTATGGAGAAAACCTACCTCTACGCACCGAGCCTTGACTAACCACGTCTGCCATCTTATCGAATAGCTGCATAAAATGTACAGCTCCCGATGATGTGCCATTATCGGCAATGCCAGATCCGCGAGGCCGAAGGTTTCCGAAATACCCAGATGTGCCACCACCCATTTTGGACATAATCCCAACTTCTGATTGTCCATTAAGGATGTCGCCCAAGTTATCTTCGATTGACGATCCATAACAGCTAATCGGCAGCCCTTTGTCTTTACCGAAGTTTGACCATACGGGGGAAGACAGGGAGTAATAACCTTTGCTCATGTAGTCATAGAATTTGTCAGAATATCCCTCAATACCTAAGATGGATTCAGCTCGATCCGCAATATCTCGGATTCGTGATTCTGCCGTTTCTCCGTCGCTAAGGTATCCGCCTGACAGGAATTTACGGCTGTTTTCGTTTAACCAATACATTTATTAATGTCCTTTATGCTTGCAATAAATAGTGTTATCTGATGTGGATCGAACGTCTATAGCCCTTCAATCCAATTGATAATAATTTCTTTCTGTTGATCTTCCGGTTGCCTCAGCAGCCTCAGCATAAGCAATATAAGCAGCAGCATAAGCAGCAGCAGCGGCAGTATAAGCAGCATAAGAATCAGCAGCAGCATCAGCATAAGAATCAGCAGCAGCATCAGCATAAGAATCAGCAGCAGCATCAGCGGCGGCAGAAGCAGCCTTGATCAATGCGGCTCTGCTAATCTTTCCACCGATATAATCTCGGGATGCCTGTATAGCCAGTCTCGGACGATTTTCACTTTTAGGAACATGATTTAGTACAGCTTCAGCTAAATCACAAGCGAGAAGCTTAATATCGTTTAGCATTTCTTTCGGCAAAACACGTAAACACCATAAAGTATCCTGAACACCGAGAGATTCTAATATTGTACTGAATGATAATCGATCATCATCAGCTTTGGTTTTGTTTAAGTGGGTTAGTAGTTTTTCCCATAAAGATTTGTATGGCGAATGTTCGCGGATTTCATTAAGGGTTGTGTAAAGCATCGTTATTTTTCCTTAAAATAGATCATCTTCTGTCACTGATTTAGATCGCTTGTTGTAGTTAATAGACCGCTTAACAAAGAAGTCGCCGTGTTTTGTCCCAATGATTTCATCATCAAACCAGTCCGTACATTCAATAGCGCTTTGATCGACTTCAAACGCATGATCTATATTAATACTTTCCAAAGATTTATTAAAGCGGTTTTTGATAAATTCTTTGATTTGATATTTCGAGAGAAATGAAAGCTCTCCCTTTTCAAAAATCCAGTCAATAATACCGCTCTCAGCATCATATGCTTGTTTGCAAAGCGTGGTTACTCTTTCCGAGTGGGCGTCATCAAACCATTCTGGATTCTCGTCCTTAATAATGCGGATAATATCAATACCGAAGTTGCCATGAACCATCTCTTCTTTGCTGGTAGCCTCAACTACGTTTGAAATGCCCTTGAAGATATTTTTATGCTTGTTAAAAGCCATCATTATAAGGAATTGCGAAAACAGCGAAACATGCTCGATAAACAAAGAAAACAGCAGAACGGTTTCCGCATAATCCTTATTACTATCGCTTTTAGCATTGGTCATAGCGCTATCTAGGTATTTTACTCGATTGATAAGCACCGGAACGCTACCTATATTATCGAACTCGCTATTCAATCCCAGAATTTCAAGTAAGTGTGAATACGCGTCTTGATGCCGAACCTCTGACTCAGAGAATGTAGCACCTACTGAACCTATTTCAGGCTTTTGCATTTTCTCATGAATGCCACCCCAAAATGTTTTGACAGCAACCTCAATTTGAGATATAGCCAGCATCGTACGCTTGATTGCTTCACGTTCTGATTCCGTTATCTGGGTTTTGTAGTCCTGAATATCACTAGTGAAATTGAATTCAGAATGCACCCAGTAAGAATGCCTAATAGCGTCAACATATTCCAGCAATTGCGGGTATTCGTAAGGTTTTAGGTTAACTCGCTTAGCGAAAATATCAGGCTTACGATTACGCGCTCGCTCATTTCGATAAAGGATATAAGCCTTAGCAGCTTCGTTATACCCTAGATTCATTAAGCTGTTTTCTACCTTGTCTTGTATATCTTCTACGCTAACAAGGTTTAAGCAGTCTTTTTCTATATCTCCGGGAATTGTTTTGTATTCGTCGTTGTATTCGTCGTAACATTCATTTAGGCATTTTGTTATTGCCTCCAGAATCTTTGAGTCATCGAAAGATACGACTGAACCATCTCTTTTTTTTACGTTTGTCATATTCAACCTTATTGCAGAGTCAAAAAAGCCCCGCATCTAGCGAGGCGTTATATCGTATCGATTATTATTCGCCCAAAAAGTCACAAATCTCTTCGCTGGCCCATTCGCGCATATTCGACCAGTCTGGCTCGTGCCAGTTGTGGGCTTTTAAAAGCTTGTGTTTCGGATAAAACTTACCTTCATTGTCGCGCTGATCTTGACTACTGTATAGCGCGAAGTCTTTATCGTTAACCTGATTTAAGTAAGACTCTACGCCAATTGATTTATATTTTTCAAATGTAGGATCTATATCGAAATAGCGGCAAAGTTTAGACATGTTCGCTTCATGGACGATAGCCATACACTCATCAGGGTCTAGGCCTATATTCTTCATACTTTCGATAACGCCCTCAATAAGAATCAAGGAAGCAACGGAAGTGGAGTCATCAGCATCCCAGTAAGCGCCGGCAAGGGTCACTATGGTATCCGTCATTCCGTCGGCAGCTTCTATTAATTCCTCTTTAATTACCGCGCGATGGGTGTCCATATCGCATTTCTTACCGCTATCGACCGGAAGGCCTGTAGCTTCTCTAAACTGTTTAACTTGATTAAGAATGCTATTAATACTCATTATAAAACATCCTCTTCTAGTTCGATGCCGCGCTTTGCTAATGCGATGATTTCTTCAAAAACATCAAGCTTTGTGTGGCCCTTTGAAGTGCCTCGCATGGCTTTTTTGAAAATATGTTCCATAGCGCCGCCTTTCATATCTAGCGCCTTACTAACGAAGTGAG